GAAGGATTGGGCCATAATCATATCCGTAGGAATGACAGGATACTTAGAAACATAGAAGAGATATGCCGCCCCAGTGTTGGCTCCTGTATCCATTGAGGCCTGAAGTTGTGAATCATCGAAGAAATCGATAAAGTTGACCGTATGACGCATACCAGAACGAAGGTTGATTCTTTTATTATAGAGTTGATAATCTCCACCAGTGACATCTATTTGTTCATCAATCGAAATGGATTCCCTAAATTCATGTATTGCCATATGATTCACTTTTTCCTTTTTGGTTTACGTTCTGGATGAAGTTTGTAATAGGCGCGTTGACATGCCTTTTGGCGTAGTCTGAAATATTCCTTTGGTGATTCGTTTTTACGCTTAGCCCGAAAGTTGAATTTCTTACTGAACACTATCCAGGGGTTTAGCTTAGATTTCTTTTTCCGCTTAGGAGACTTTGACACGACAGCCTCAGCGACTTGAGCATCCGTTGGGACCACTTGGGTGAGGACTTCCCCCTCTTTGATGAATATCTCGAATGCTGGCGTACCGTTTATCATGTACGCCTGGAAGGCAGGTATGGCTATCATATCAATTGGGAATACGGTTGTCTGGTCACCGATGATGAGGCCGGTAATCGCGCCGACACCTCCACCAATAGCCGTCCCGATTCCTGGCACCACTGATCCAATACCGGCACCAAGTGCCGCAAGGGCAGTGGCAGTAGCGACTTTCGATTTAGCGCGCTCGGTTTTACCTCTTGCCAAGTCAACACCTCATAGGTCTTGAGCCTGAGTCAATAGTTGAGTCATCTGGTCTTGAGTGACGGTAGTTGTTTCAGCAATAAGCATGATGTCAACCTCAAGTGTGGCATTAGCCCAAGCACCGTCAGTGGGATCCATATCAACCGCAATACCAACCAATAAATCGGAGACCACTGGATAGCCTCCAGGGTGATAGTCCCTCATTGGGTAAAACTCATGAGTCCAGTTGGTACTCATAGCCCCAGGTAAATCACCAGAATATCTTCCCAACGTGTACTCCTCAATATGAAGAACGTCAGGCGAAGCAATACCTACATCTTGTGCGTTTTCATAAGCACGAGTTGAAACAAATAATTTGAAAGCATTGGCAATATCAGTACCGACTCCACCTTGAGCATTAGTGATGACAATACTCCATATGCCGGTATTGGCAAGACCTCCTTCGGCATCGCTTGGATTCCGTATTTGAATAAATATGTCCTTAACTAAAAGCCCTTTACGTTCAACGACATTAACATAATCTGATAGGTCAATTCGCCCATAAACCAGTGATAAATCACCAGCCGCGCCCAATGTGAATTGGAGTCTGTCTCTAAGAATGATGTCACTCTTTGCTTTTGCCATGCAGAGTAGGGGTAGGGTATGGTATAAATATAGATATGATTCGTTCTCTTGAACAAGTGTGTTGCTTAGCACTGTATTTTAGGCTTGCAGTGTGTTGATTTCTTCTTATTTTCACCGACACTATTATTAATAGGAGCCTTTTCGTTAGTAACATGCAAGAAACATTAGCATACAACGAGGGATATAGAGATGGATTGAGGTTTTTATTCACTCTTCACTACGCAATTGATGCCATACCTAAACAAGTATGGGAGGATTTTGGTGTAGAGATGAGGGATATCAATGATATTCTGAAAGAATTAAGGGAGGAGGAGTCATAATGGGAGTAATCCCCATCAATTTTAGTCCTGAAGTTGAAGTCTTCATCAAAGGAAATCGCGCAGGCACCAGGAGCGCGGTAGTTGACCAGGTAATGAAGAAGTATTTACGTTCTAAATTAAGTGACCTTGAATCCTCCAACATTGAGGATTTATCAATTGGTCAATTAGTAGCTAGTGCAATCAATAGAATGTATGATGTCGCCAAATGTAACCAAGAATGGTTTGAGCGCGCTTTAGTTTTACGCGATATCCTCATCAAGCACCTGGAGGGAGACCAATGAAGTGTGATTGTTGGGACAAGGCGTATCGTCCTGTTCTCAAATTATTAGATGAAGCCGCTGGAAATATGTATTACGCGACACCAGAATTTGATTTACATCAAGCATTATTGCATGATATAGTAAAATCACTACGCACCAAATTCACTTGCATTGATAGATGTTGGGAAAAGGATTCTGAAGAACCTTGTATCTGCATTCCAGATGAGCCGAATACTAATTGCCCGTCGTGTTTTTGATGATTCCAACGAAAAGTAGGGGCTATCAGTGGATAAAGCCGCGTCGTCTCTGTAAATGCGGCCAACAAATCAGCACAGCGGCCTCTAAGGCGCGCAGTTGTGCCAGATGTTGTCGACTTCGCCGAACGAATGCGAGCGTCCAGGAAAAGAAATTTTGAATGAATGTTCAGAATTTAAGTCATAATTTGAACACTTGCAATTCCAGCGGCTATCTGCGTGGAGGTGGGCATAATTACAATTGGGAAGTCGGCACGAACTGGGCCAGAGATAACAGATGGTAACGCGCTCAATCGGATCCAATCGGGAATTCCACCCTTGACTGGATCTTCAATTCCAAATGCTTCATCAAATTGAACCATCTGCTTCGCGGCGTCATAGAATTCTCGAAGATTGGTTACAGTCTGAGTTTTTTCGGCGAAATTCCCATCTAAATTATGCCACCAATCAGCCAGAGCATCAGCCTTTAGCATTCTTTCAGGGCGAATCCCACCAGCAAGCCACATAGGAAATGAATATCCCATCTGGTCGGCAGGGAACTCATTGGAATTTGAAACCAGGGTTCCTTGATTTAACAATAGAACAAGTTGCGCCTCCTGGTATTCCTTGTAATATCCCATCATATATTCAACGGTGTTAGCCTCAACCGAATCAATCGCCATGTAGACACTCATTTGGGGTTCAATAAAAGTCGTTCCAGATGGACCAACCTCATCATAAAGAATAAGGGTTAGATACAAATGTTCTGTATAGAATGAAAAAGTTGGAGATGAACCAAGGAACTGATTGGGGAACTCCGCTTCAATCGCTACTGCTACGTTATCAGTTTTGACCATACTAGCCTTGAATAATACGTTTGGGTCACTAGCGGCTGGTCCTGCATTGACGAAGGATTGGGCCATAATCATATCCGTAGGAATGACAGGATACTTAGAAACATAGAAGAGATATGCCGCCCCAGTGTTGGCTCCTGTATCCATTGAGGC